CGGCTCGAGCATACGATACCGATTGTTCAATGAGAACGTATACGTACAGCGCTTGTAGAGTTTACGTTGAAGATACAGTTGAGCAGCAAGCTTTGCAACCGCCGAGAGACAGATAGATGTGGTTGAGATAACAGCAGCAGGCTTCAACCCATTCAACTCGATAGAGTTCTGGTCTTCTGCATCCACAGGTAATGTATTGTAGTTGCTAACTCGATCCGAGTAATTGACTGTTACCCTATTAACCAGTTGCTCCGGATCGGAACGCTTGATCTCAATCGGAGGATCATTGTCCAAGAAATCATCGTCATCAAGATCGAACAACGGAGTAAGGTTCGGAGTGTATGTTGCCCCATTACCAGTTGCAACCTGATCACCATACGGGATTATCTTTAGAACACCATCTGACCAAACAACAGCACTGTTGGTCAACTCCATGATCTCATTCAGATGATCGGCACCGGCTTTCTGCTCTGTGAATATAGGAGAAAGGAACAGACCCAATGCCCGGCAATAATTGGAGTAGTTCGTCATACTGTAAATTTGAGCTGACGTCATACCAACGCCATATTGCTCACTAGTCAACATGTCCGGAATAAAGTCAGCCGGATTTGAATCAACAATCGAACCACCATAGATCAACATACCTTTGATCTCGAAGTTATGGTTAGAGATAGATGCACTATCTCCAAGATCATACGCCGAGGCAGCAAGGTAAGCGGTTGAACTGTATGTTACTCGAGGATCATACCCAGAAGTATCTTGACCAGCGTAACCATACGCAATATCATTGGTGTAGTCTTGCGAACCATAGTATGTTGAAAGATACGACCACATTGTTTGGTCACGGTCACCTGTAAACAGTGTAAGACCAATATCTGTCAATGTAGTTTGATCGCGATCTTTCCAAACCTTACCAATACCAGCAATGGCACCCTCAGACACGGCCAAGATGGCTGCAGCCTGGTACGTATAGGTCGTGGAGACGGACTTAGTCCCACCCTTACCCGTACTAGACGTCTTTGTCGTATGTGGTATCGCCTTAAAAGCGCCGTACCAAACGAGGTTTGCACCACCACGGTTCGTACCGTAACAAACAGGAATGGCCAGACCATAAGAAGAGGTCTGCATCTGAATGCCGGTTAACTTATCGGCTGAAGTCTTGGTTGTTTTCCCACCCATTACGCACCTATTGTGTAAAAGATGAGTTCACGCTTCGCGAAGTCCGAACCATACAGTTCGTCCTGAACAACCAGTGCGTTCCGGATAGTCGCGTGTACAAACGTATGATCAGAAGTAAGAATACCACCATGTGACCAAGTCCGACCGTACCTCATCAACACCGTGTCCCCCCGCTCAGGAGTTTCAACTAGCCGGCCATATTTCTCGACCCACTGCTGAAACAACTCTTCATCCCGATGTTGTCCGAATTGTTGGGAATAAAAACCAGGGTCGGTCGGGGGGATTAAGCCGGTGCGTTCATAAACTTCTGTGATGAGCATGGCGCAATCGACACCAATGTGCTTGAGGCGACCGTGAGGATGGTAAGGTGTGTTCTGCCACTCCAAGGCTTCCGTGACTACGCGGTCGCGTTCTTCTTCGGTCATCGTACTGTCTCCGGAGAAGGGATGTTCTTGAAGGCGCGGAAGTGTGCTTGATTGGAGAACCGAGAACCACACGTTCCCCAGAGCTTGTCACATCCTTTGGTAACAGTGAATGTGTCTCCGTTCGCAGGAAGATTGTCCAGAGGCAACGAGAACGTAATGACGCCGGTCGCGAGGCTCGTCTTGATGTTCCGGCGCACACCGTTATTGACACCAGAAGTGAATTTGATTACACCACGAGAGAACTCTCCATCAGCTTGGGTAATGTTCGTCGTGATGGTGTTCGTATCCGTTGGTGTCGCGGTCAACGCGCCAGTGAATGTGTATGTGGCTCTAGTGACACCACAACCAGTACCATACAGAACTCGACTGCAGGAAGCTTGGAAGACATTTCTCGGGAACTGATTCTGGAGGATCTGCAGGGCTGACTTGACCTGCATTTCAACCTGAGTCTTTGAGGGGTCAACTTCACCAACAAGACCGGAGAACACGTGCATCTTACCAATGACGTTCGGGTATGTAGTCAAATACGCAGATTCAACCAGAACTGTGGCACCATCAAACGTACCAAGGCGCGCTGCCTTCTGGTACTTCATTCCTTGGACAGTTTCGGACGACTGAGGCTTTATCGTCAAAGTCATCGTATCAACTTGCGTTCCGATCACTGTCTTTGTCTTTGTCCTGTCAATGATCGGAGCATCGCTCTGCCACGTTGTACCACTGAATGTCAGCGCACGGTCGCAGTTCGTGGTCCTTATGATTGTCCCATCTTGCAGGGTAATCGTAAAGAGATCGAACTCCATGAAATTGATGTTGGAGTCAAACAGAGCTTGAAGATCAACAGATATCGACTTCACTTGAGAGTAACCAATTTGATTGTACCAGCAGACCAGAGATTTTGCATGAACTTCTCGAAAGTATTTGTATCATCCGAGAAGCGACATCTCCAGTAAAATACACCGGACCACGTTAATAAAGCACCGTTGGCAGGTGCCGTTGTAAAAGTAATTGTTCCCGCATTAATGTTCATACTATAAAGAACTGTTGTCGAACCATTGACTTTGACATTGGTAACACTCTGAACACCACGAACTGGTTCCGTCCATCCACCATACGACCGGGCCAATTGGAACGTCTTGGTCGTACCATCACCAACACCAAAACCTTGGTCAGTAGCTGTTTTATCATCTGGATCGGAGAAGAAGAAATCATCCCACATACCGAGCCGGGCATTGAAGAACCCGACGAGAGTTTTGAGTTCATCATTTGCTGTCGTATCACGCAAGAACTCATATCCCATCTGGATGTTCCAGACAGGATATGTCCACATGGCAGTTCTGGCTTCTTTGCCTGAAGCCGAGACTTGTTTCTTCGTCTTCCAAACAGGAGAACGTTTTACTGGAAATTGCAGCCCGGCAAGAACAGGGAAAACAACATTAGACATTATCGTGATCCCTCTTCATATGCGGCTTTTACTGCGGCTGCAATTTCGTGCTTGTTATCCATGACGAACTTTCTGACACTCCTCGTGTCCATAGCATGGATGTGGATATCTCCAATCGGAGCTTGACCACCATCCTTCATGTTACGGATAGTATCAGCATGTTCCTCCGGCAACACCATTTCACGCTCATGGAGTTGTGTAACCGGATTAATCCCACCTGGAATGTCGTAACCGTTAGCAGCGGACGCCATAGGTAGGAAAGACAGTGCTCCAGCCGTCGCCAGAGCCGCTGCAGCGGGTGCCAAGGCCGGTCCGACTATAGGTATCGCGGCGGTACTGGCGAAGGCTGCAGATCCTGCTATACCAGCGTTGGCCGTAATCTGTCCAGCAGCAGTAGTGGTCTTGAACAGTTTATTGAAAATCATCATTTTCAGTTGTTGGGCAATCCAATCACCAATCATTTTAGCAAGGGCATTAGACACAACATCGACAACGGCCATGTACATACTCTTAACAGTTGCACCGAAGGATGCTTGAAGAGTTGCCATTTTGGCAATGCTCTGTCCCCAGGATTGACCAATGCTATCCGCTGCAGTTCGTGACTGGAGAGTTGATTCTTCAGTTGCTTGACCGTGGAGTTCGTTAATCTTGGCTTGGTGTTGACGCTCAATTTCCAAGATCTCGTTCTTAATCCGTTGCATCTCAACCGGATTAGTGTTCGGATCATTGGCCATCAAAGCCAAACGTTCTTCGAGCGCACTACTGACAATCTCGAAACGCTTGTCTTCAAACTGTGTTTCTTGGGCGATTAACTCAGCCTTGGTCTCAAGACCAAGTTGCTCTTTCAATTGAGCTGCACGCTGCTCTTCATCAATACCGGCGAGCGCTGCATCACGATTAGAATCAGCGATGAGCTGATTAATAGCCAGAACTTGAGCAGCTTTGGCTTGAGTCAATTTCGTAATCGTAGTCTGGGCGGCCGCATACTCCTTTGACTCCAACCCGTAGCGCTCACCAATTGCTGTTGCAATTTGGGTAGCAATCTCTAATTGTTTGTCATAGTTGTACTTGGTTTCATCCATGTCTCTTTTGAGACCGGCCATCTTATCGTCGAAATCAGATTTACGGTTCGCGATGGAGAGATCCAGGTAGCGCTTCTCAATGAGTGCCTTCTCACGGGCAGACATCGTCGTCGTGTCGAGAATATCTTTCCAGTACTTGGCCTCTTGCTCCTTAGTGAACTGATAGAACGTACCGTTCGCATCATTCTCTTTTTCTTGGGCAAGTTTCAATGCAGCGAGTTTGTTCTCGTAGCCTTGGATCTCTACATCTTCGGCACGCTTTGCCTCTGCTGCGGCTTTATTCGCACCGGCATTTGATGACTTACCAAACGTCGATCCACCAGTCTTCGTGTAGGTGGATACCTTGCCATCTTCTTTCTTCGGTTGATCAACAGCTGACCATGCTTCACGTGTATCCGCAGCCGCTTTGACAGAAATGTCTGCGACGTCTTTGGCGCCCTTACGGACGATGTCAACTTGCTTGTCCACAGCACTAGCGAGAGCTTGACCAGCACCAGTAAAGTCACCAACAGAAAACTTCGTGATGGCTTCAGAAAGAGCCTCAATCCAAACGATAACAGAATTGATGGCCGCACCAATAATCACAGCAGCAATATTGATGGCAGCACCGGCTTGTATAAATGCGATCTTTATTAAATTGATGGATTTCTGCCAAATCTCACCATTAGATACGTTCTCACCAACGACCCGGCGGATAACATCCGCGATCGTTTGGAAAACACTTCCGACAACCTCACCAAGAGTCTTAATGACACCCCAGATTTCCTTGATAACAACACCTAGAACTGACCCGATTACTTGAGCCAGATTACCAGATCCTGTTGCTGCGTTTGTCATTTCTCCAATGACGTCCTGCAGTGCTTGGGAAAGTCCACCCTTACCTATGTCGTCCGCGAAATTCGCTACAGCGTCACCGACGTTGGAAAGAGCACCACCAAGAGTGTCCATCTGGCGCTGCATCGCACCACCGAATTGGACGTTACCAATTCCCTGCAGATAGTCTTGGATGTCTTCGGAGTTCTTCTTAACCTTGGTCGCTTGACCTTGGAAATTAAAGATGACACTGTCACCAGCATCAATAGTCTTGATCCCGAACTCTTTCAGACGTTCAAATTCACCCATGGCGGCGTCCGCCACGGCATTGATCATCTGATCAAGGCTCTTACCCATGGCCGAGGCAGTATTGCCGTACGAGGTCAGGGCTTTATTCGATGGATCGAGACCTTGGCTCTTGAGCATCGAGAACGACTCAACAACCTGGGCCAGGTCGTATGGTGTCTCGGTCGCGAACTTCTTCAGTTCTGCAAACCGAGCATTCCCTCCACCTTCCGACCCCTCAAGGGTAGTCAGAACGGAACGGAGACGTTCGAAATTGGAAATTACACCAACAACCGCACGGCCAATTTCAGCGATACCAATAGCGGCGATCATAGGTCCAAGAGCCGCGAAGGCCCCAGACATTACACTACCTGATTTATTGATGCGGGCAGCACTCTCTTCGACAGAAGCGGCTTCAGCTTTCGCCTCAGCCGCTCCAGTCTTACATCCCTCAACAAATGCCCCAACCATCTGTGAAGATGATGATTTAACACCATCAAGAGCAGTCTTAATCCGCGACATCGCCGTTTGAATGACGTTGGTCGCGGAGTTCATTCCAGGAGCGAGTTTTTCAGTAGTCGCTACTACATCAACTTCTACTTTATTGTCGCTCATAGCTTTGGTTTCTCCGGTATACTAGCGAGCAACATGTCAAAGCTTGCCTCTACAGGTGGAGGTTCTTTGTACTCATACTTCAAGTAGCCCTTTACTAGAAGATGAATTGGAGGACTGTGTTTCCAATACTCCTGCAATTGTTCAAGACGTGGGATGTCTATAAAATCTCTTATATAGTCCCACGTCCATCCCGTACTCATGGCGATGTGAGCGTAAAGTTGGCCCCAGTCTACTCGCTTTTGACCAGAGCCTCCGCTCCCCCCGTTTCATTCTCCTTCGGAATCAACCGAGACTGTCCCATGAGAGCCATGAAGAAATTCGACATGTTACCCATGTCGATCTGTTCCTTAAGGACTTCCATCGTGAGTTCCGGATAATTCCGTCGCAAGCCACGGAGACCCAGCTCGAGGACCAAGGTGACTGACTCTTTGTCGGTTCCACCTTGGTAGTTTGAGAGTTTCTCTTGGTACTCCTCGATAGTTCCAAGAGTGAGCGGGGGGATTACGTACTCGGTGTCCCCAAGATGCATCTTATGTCCGGCGATCATAGATGTAGTTCCTTTTATTCTGACGTGGAGTACGTCATGACGTTGCCGGCCGCATCAGCGAACGCGTCGAAATCGAACTCAGGAATGATGAAGTCATCCTGTTTCGTCGCGAACGTGAACTTGGAGCCAATACAGTTCGGCAGAGTGATAGTGACCGCTTTGCCCGCGTAAGGGCTGAAGAGGTCACAGGTGAATGCCGGTGCATAGCCCATCGGCAGGTTGATAATGGTCGACTTCTTCGCGATCAGTGAAGTCGCCGTGTACTGGTAGTTGATGAAGACTGTCAGGCCGGTGTCGGCGGCAGCGAACGTATAAACGCCGGCAGCAACCATATACTGGCCAGTGGCCGGAGCCGAAACGACACGCGTCATCGGAAGACCGGAAGCATTTCGAACACCCAGGTCACGCACCCACGTACCCGAACCAGGAACGGTCGGAGTGATGGCATACGGTGTAGCCGGAATGGCGGCACCAGTGGTGTCGTAAACATCATTGATGATGCCGTTGGCCATGGTCTGACCGAAGAACAGTGAGTTCAACATCAAACCATTTATCTGAGCAAACTTCGCCGAACCGCTGATCTTGCCCTTGCCCCGACCGACAGCGACCGGAAACTGGTTTTGACCATACAGCATCTTGTTGTCGAAGCTGACGTCGAGGTTGACTTCCTGAAGGACGCCGAACTGAACCGGCGTTGCAGCGGTTGCAGCGATTGCGTTACCATAGGCATCCAGAGTAGGTGTACCCCAAAGAACCCCGGCACCGAAAGAATATTGAGCCATGATTAATCTCCTAGATAAATTGTGATTGGGATGATGGCAACGGATTGTTGACCAAGGAACCCCTCGTCGGTTTCGATCGTACCATCAATCTTCACCCATTCAACAAGACCACCGAGGTTCTGTACCTCAACAACCGCATTGTCTGGTTTCATGGCTTCGGTGATGGCGTCCAGCGCTTCATTGATTTGAAGAGCACGTTCGCCGTCTTCGTCACCACCATCAGATGTGTAGGTGTACACATAGATTTTCACTTTCAACGACCATTTGGTCGGCTGACGAGTGATCGTCTGTGGGTCTTCATTGACTTGCGTCATGAACAAGGCTGGTTGTTGATCCGAAGGAACATCGGCCCAGTGCTTCAACACTCGGTCCGTAGTCACCCAGGAATAACAACCCTTAAGCTTCTTGAACAAGGCTTTGTAGATCTTTTCCCTGTTCATGTTGTCAATGCCCTTGTCACAGCGGCTTCGATCTCACGATCAATAACCCCTGCTTCATTCATCTCTTTCAGCGAGGAGCGCATATACGAGCGCTCAGGAAGAACCATGTGTCGCGAATGGGATTTGACGTTCACCGTCTTCGGTGCAATCGACTTCCCAAACGCTTCTTTGATATTACGAAGATGAGCATGGACAGTGACGTTCTTGTCCACACCATATTCGTGCGCCGCACCATAGATCACGTTGGTGGAGACACCACCAGTAATCCGTGTCGGCGTCTGAGTAACATTCGAATGGATAGACCGACGCAGGGTGCCAGTCCGCACATTCAAAACTTGGTTCGTGAGTTTCTCGGACTTGACCTTCGCTTCCAAGCGGAAACCAAGACGAGTCACAGCAACGACCAGTTCTTTATGAAGTTTCTCAGGAAACGCCTTGAACCGACGAACAACAAGTTCATCACCACGTACAGATGCAGAAATCATTATATGACCCTCTGCAATTGAATGATGATACGATCGACCGAAGACGGGATTTTCGTGAATGAAAACGACACCGTCTCCCCGGCCAGGGACTTGCTTTGGTAGCCGATAAAATCCTTACCCCTATATATCGTCGACATAAGGTCCACGGTCGCCCTGGCAAGGGCTGGAGGGACTACAGCGTACCCGGCGACGTAAGTTACCTTAACGTTGCCGCGTCCCTGTGGAAACGCTTTATTTCCGCCGAGAAAATAGATCGTGTCTTCGGAAAATTCAAAGTCGGTGCCGGAAGCCGAATATGTAGTGACCGAAGAGCCACTACGGATTTTGATCGCGGAGATAGAGACGATAGGCCAGTTACGGAGAGGCATCCAGTTCTTACCTGGGCCGTCGTAGAACTCATCCGTATATGTGGTGACCTTGATATTGCGGCTCAATTGGGTTTGAATCCAATCACTCGCTGCCGTCAGCAATTGCTGAAGGAGAGGATCGCTCTGGTTGTTGGTGATCCCAAGCCATAGCTTGGCATCCGCCAACGTAGCTAGGTCAATGGGATCAGCCGACATGTAGATTACGATTCTTTCTTGGGTTCAGCCTTAGCCGGAGCCTTGGTCTTTTCAACCACGAGTTCGTACCCATGGCTGAGGAGAGCGGAGTAGTTGCCTTCGTCCGGCACTTCAATGTGACCATCGACGACGGAGAAGTAGGCACCACCAACAGTGATGCCAGTCTCTTCCGGGGGAGCTTTCCACTTTGCCATGGGATTACTGAGCCTTTGCTTCATGAGCAGCCTGAGCCGCACTGATGAGGGATGCCTTGGATTCAATGGCTTTGTGGTCGGTGACACCGAGGGCGACGAGATAGGCAACCAGACCCTCGCGGGTCATGGCTTCGAAATTCGGGCTGTCCGGATCAGCGAGAGCGGCTTCGTTGCGCATCTCAATAACCGACAGGGTCAGGAGACGATCACGAACGACTTCCGTCAGGTTGTTCCAGGCGGTGGCCGTCAGTTCGGAACGTGAGTGAGCGTGACGGACAACCTCGCCCAGCTGGACCGGTTCGGCTTGGCCGACATCGACCGACGAGCCGAATACGCTGGAACCATAGAGCATGGTGTCGTCGGAGTCAGCGCCACCGTCGTGGAACCCGGCTGATTTCAGCCAAGCGATATGGCCTTCATTTTGGACGTCGATGGTGCCGTCTTCAACAGTGTAACGGACACCCTCGTGGGTGACTTCGGTGACACCTTCCGGTGCGATGAGGGTAGTGAAATTGCGAGGCATGATAATCTCTCTGGGTTTGGTGGTTACGGCGGATACTCACGGAGATGGTCTCTAGAAACCACCTGCGAGAGTACCAACCAGACCGTCTCCGGTCGGTTGGTACAATTTAGGATTAGCCAGCACCGATACCGGTGATCAGGCACATCGAGAACGGAGCGTAGTGCTGGAGCACTTCGTCCGAGTAGACACCATATTCGTACGAACGCGTGCGCAGCGGCCATTCGATCTGGTAGTAGTCCTGGCGGCAGAGAACCTGGAACAGGTTGCCGACATTGGACAGCGGATAAGGCAGGGTCTTGGACGTCATCAGGATGGTGCCGGCCAGGATATTCGGATGGATCAAGATATCCAGCGACTTGGCGCCAGCCATCGAGAACTTGTTGAGGTAAGTCGTGACCATCACGCCACCGGCCATCATACCTTGCTTCATATCGATATTGATACGGAAGGCACCGTTGGCGTTACCAGCAAGGATCTTCTTGCTGATGTCCTGGGCGGTCTGGGACGAAACCCAGATCGTGTCAGGCGACAGGCGATAGTTGTCCCAGCGGTTCTTCAGGGCCGCATCGATCTCCACAACGCCGCCAACACCGTCGCCGGTTAAGGTAGCGCCACCCAGGTCGACCCAGTAAGCGTTCGAGCCGGTCTTGAACGCTTGCGTGATCAGGCCGTCGAAGATGGTCGTGTTGGTCGAGTTATCAGCCGACAGAGCCGAGGCATTCTGAGTACCAGCAGCCGAGGCGATGAAGAGATACTTCGGAACCGTCGTGATGGCGGCCAGAAGTTCGGAACCACCAACACCGATGTACCAGGCATAGGCTTGGGCGCCACGGACAGCAGCAACCGAAGCAGCGATCGAGCCAGCCGAACCAGAAGCGATGGTCGTGGTGGCAGCGGTCGAGGCTTGCGAGGAACCACCACCATACGTGGTGGTCGTACCGTCAGCGTTGGTACGCGAGATGGAGCCAGAGACACCAGCAGCGACCGAAGCGCGACGATAACCATCACCCGTGAGGGCGACAGCGCGAACCGAGTAGGTCGTACCAGTCGCGATCGCACCACCAGTGATGGACGAAACCAGCGAAGGCGTCGGGCAGGTGCCAAGTTGCAGGGAGCCGTTACCATCCAGCAGGACGGCTTCTTCACCCAGCATCAGGGCTTCCAGACCGGTGCGGCCGGCAACGGCACGAACGTCGATCAGGTTCTGAGCGGCATAGACAGCTTCGAAGTCGACGCTGTTTTCGATACCAATGCCCTTGTAGGCAGCGTTATAGTCAGCGGTCGAAACGGCCATCACGCCACCGCGCTTGCCACCATCAACACCGATACCGAGATTGGTCGTGTTGACGCCGGTCACGGCTTTCCAGTTCGCCTGGATACCGCCACGACCCGAGACACGCGGGATCATGTTGCGGAGAGGCGTCAGAACCGGATAAAGGAACTTGGCACCAGACTCAAGGTCATAGAACGTCAGGCCGGTGGTGGCCGAATTGGATTGCGAGAACGTGGCCTTGGCCAGCGCATCAGGCATCCGCGGATCGGAGATACGCTCGGACTTCTTGAGCGCCTCCATCAGTGCAGGAATGTTGACTTCCACTTGGGAATCCCCTAAAGAAAAATGAATGTTGTTCGGTTATCTTCGTTGTCAGTGCCGTCTCCGGCCGATCGTCTCCGACCTTAACGAAGTTGGTAGCCTTGTTGCTGAGACAGACGAATGGCAGCTTCAGACAGGAGCTTCTGTCCTTCGGCCGATTTCATCATTTCAGCAACAACAGCTGCCTGTTGGTTATCAACGGCCGAAGGAGTGATTTCCTCACCCTTTCCGACCGGTTGAGTACGTGGTGCCATCTCAGTCGGAGTGCGCTTCAGCGCAGCCATCTCAGTCTGGAGGGTCGTGAACATTTTGGTCAGGTTACCAATGCCATCAACGGCTTCAGTAACCTGAGTCTTCAATAGCGTGTTCTCGTCCAAGATACCCTTAAGGACGGGATCATTCTCGGCGCGCTTCGCAAGATCTTCAGCGCCAGCCGCCTTGTCCGCAGTGCCACATTCAGCACCGAGTTCAACGGCCGAGTCATGCACCTTCTGAACATTCGCTTGATCCTTCTTCGCGTTCCGAGCGCCGATCTTCTCCATCACTGCCGTGTTGGCCTTGGTCATTTCGACCCCAGCCGCCAGAGCAACGATATGTGGTTCGGAGCCAGCCAGTAGAACGGAGACATCGATATTGCTGTCGGTCAGACCGGCAAGCAGTTCGGCGATTTCTTCCTGAGCCATAGTGACCAGAGCGGCACCGAGTTGCTTGAGGGCGCCAGCCAGTTGTTCCGGAACCGAGGACGAATCACCCTCACGTTGGCGTTCCCAACCGGCATTCTCACACAGGTAACCAACCTGGGCGCACGCATCAGCCAGCGAACTGACTTGGTACATACCCTTGGCGACCGTGTCCCCTTCACTCACTGTCTGAGCGGCCTTGAGAATCTCTTCCCATTTGGCCATGTCAGCGGCCACAGCAACGAGCACGGAAGCATCCGTCGGTGCAGTCTCCCCGTTCGCCGCCTTGAGGGCTTCAGCCAACGCAGCTTGGACAGGATTGGCAGGAGCGGACTTACCGAGGATGTGGTCAATGGCTTCATCCTTACGCTTGAACGTTTCACCATCCGGAGCTTTCCAGACTTGCTCAACAGACTTAAGAGCAGCTTCGCGAGCGCTCGCGGCCTTATCGGCGTTTTCGTCCGTTTCGACCGGCGCTGGAGCGTCCGTGGAGTCGTCCGCTACCGGTGGGTCGGCCGGTACGTCCGCAGGGGCTTCGGTCGTCTCTGGAGTCTCGACAGGGGCTGGAGCGGGGGGATTGTCGCCGTGTTCAGCTTTTAGCGCAGCCGTGGCTTGTTCAATGAACTGCAGGAAATGACCACCGGCCGACTTAGCCATGGCCGTGGCACGAGCGGCCACCTCATCATTGGTGGGTTCGTACATAGATGTCTCCCTAAGAGATGTGTTGAACTTGCGGAGTTCCGTCGAACCGTCCGCCTTGACATATTCGAATGTGGCACCAGGAAGGCAGGGAAGATCAACGAGGCTGATCTCTACAGGTGCCGATGTGAAGCGAGTCTTGGTTGCGTCGGTCGGATCTTTCCAACGCTTGATGTATTTACCACCCTGAGAGAACCCAGTGTACACGCCTTCAAGAACTTTGTTCCATTCGGCGTCGTCCACGACCTTGGCTGCGATCTCAACGGCTTTAGAGGCATCGTCACAGTAGAACTGAGTAAGCTTGCCGGCCGCAATCGGACCGTGCATAGAACGGAGATTGCCGAGGGACTTCCCACCGGAGTTCTTGTTCGCGGCCTCAGACCATTCCTCAAAGTGCGGCTTGCTGGTCTCGTAGTCCCAGATCTCACCTGAACTGTCCGGAGCCTCGAACGTGGCCTTCCCATAGACCAAGCGTTGTTCAACATCGATCTTACAGATCGGAATAAAGATGTTGCTCAATACATTGGTGTTGGGTTTTGACACAGTATAGCTCCAGACTATACTGTACTTATGGCGTAATTATATTAATGGACCATTTATTGTGTTCTGTTATTGTTCTTCATCAAGAACAGGAACAATCGCACATTCACAGTTAGGATGGGCAGGTGATGCTTTCTGTCCGCTCTTGAATACTTGGTCCATCTCAATTTCACCTTGCTTGGCGTTCTCCAAGCAGATGTCACATGGCTCACTATCCGGCAACCAGTACTTCTTCATCTTGATGCCGATGGACATAGCCTCGGCATATGACGTCATGGAAGCATCAGAGTTAGCGAACGCTACCTCGGTCCGAGCGACCGTCTGTGCACGTGCCGGCGAGAAGGAGTAATCGTTCTCCAGCGTCTTCGCCAGATCGTTGGTCGATTCATTAGCAGCAACGCTCTTGGTAATCGTCTCGCGGATCGACTCACGTGTCGATTCAGTCAGTGACCATTCGGCGTTCGGATTATCAATAATCGTACCATCCTCGAGGATACGTTTACCAACGAGTTCGGCCGCTCGCTCGCGAGAGTAGGTCACTACCTTCGTGTTCACCGTGTCCAGGAGCGCTGGACTATCCGCCTCGACCTCGATAAGCGCCAAGTGCGCCGCGTCCTTACCAACCGCTTCCAGTGGAGCGATGGCCGACACAGCGAGGATGTCGAGTTCAGTCATATTCAGCGAATTGACGAAATCATCAATATCTTTCTGCTGAACAACGACCGTGATCTCATCGGCCTTGTGCACCCGACCCTCGAGCCAGGCCACCGTCTGGTCGGCAACAGATTCACCAAGACTGGAGAAAGCACGATTGATCGCTTTCTCAAGTCTTGACTGCGGCTTGGATAGTGAATCTCTTGTCACCGACAGAGGTGACTCGGTCGAGTTCTTGTACGCTTTGTGTACACACGAGTGTCCATCGGCACCGGCGAACTTACGGACTTTGAGGGACTCGGACGATGAGGAGTCTTTCGACTGCGACTCATCATCCTTGCCCTTCGGTGGCGCCGTTCCACCGGAGCCTTTTGAATCCTTCTTGGGATTCGAAACACCTTGAGCCTGTCCAGGGACGGCAACAGGAGGTGGAGGGAATGCCTCAACCATTGCCTTCTTGGCTTTGATCGCTTCAGCCGAATCAAGCGGAACGAAGCCGGTCTCGGTCATCTTACCAAGAATGTTGGCCTCAGGGCTGGCGTCGGGCTTCAGCTTGAGCATCTTCCGCGCTTCATTGCGCGTAATCACGACACCTTCAACGTAGGTATCAATGATCTCCGACTTGACCTTCGGATCGTCTTCACTATCATCGATGAACCGGAACTCGAGTTCTTCCTCGAGGAACTCATCCTCCAAGAAGTCGTTCACCATCTCTTCCGTCCAGTTCATGGTCGGAATCAAGTTGTCAACGATAGCCTCGTTCACGGACGTTTCGGCCGTGGCACGATTCATCATCTTCAAGAACGGCTGCGGGGAAACACCAATACAGAAGCACGCAACACGGACGAGCCATTCCTCCGCACCACCAAAGATCTCCTGTTCCTTTGTAGGAACGTAGGACTTGGCGACCTCACCCGGTACGAACGTCGCCCCTCGGCGCTTCTGAGTATTGCCCGAAAGGAGATTGTCGAACCAAGCCTGGAACTGCTTGATCTGGTCAGGCGTCCATGTAGAAGGAACGCCGATCAGTGAGTCAGGGATATTGCCATCGGTGAAGTAGGCAAGTTGCCACATCTGCCGACGCAGAGCAATATTCACCGTCATGATGATCTGCTCAACCGGGCTGTATCCGTGAGCCTTGTGCGTGCGCTTGTTCCGAGGACGAACGATGAGATCGCGTTCGTTATAGTTGATGGCCGGCAAACCCTTGAGCACTTGCTGATATGCGGCATAGGGCATCTCCGGGCGACGTCCATAGTCGTCCAGGACAGGCTTGATGGTCGCGCCGTCTATAGGGTCTAGGGAGAAGACATCACCACCGAGCGTACGACGCACGTGGAAGGTCGGCTGGTCAATGACGATCAGGTCTTCCATCAAGGCGCGCAACCACGGTCCCCACTTCTGTTCCCGATTGGGACGTGAGAGCATCTTCTTGTAATCTTTGATCCTAGCCTGCAGTTCCGGCTTCGTATCGAGGTCGACTTCCTCTTCCTTCGGTACGATGTCCCACTTCTGGCGAGCCATCTGGTCTTTGCGTTGCTCAATGATGATACGCAAGAGATCCCAGCTATCAGCCAGGGCACGCAGTTCTTCGAACGTGATTGGCTTGTACGCGTTCGGCGACTGCTGCATGTTGTAGCCAGTAGGGAAGTCCCACTGGCGACCAGCCACTTCAGGAGGAGCAGTAGGATCCATCGGTCGACCAGGGCCAAACCATCCTGCGCCGGCACCAGTGTAGTTCAGGTTCGGATCAGCTTGAGGAGTAACCACGAGCGCGACCTGACGGGCACCCGGCGAGCCAGCCATGCGCT